AGTATATTACCCTGTTGATCTACAATATCACTTTCATTCAATATAATATTTGCATCTGCCTGTACGATATTACTTTCGTCAGATTCAATAATAAGACGTAATGGATTATATCCTTCACCAGGGTCTATAACATCTACTGATAATATTTCACCATTATCAGCAATATTCGCTGCTAGTACAGCATCACGAATAGGAGTACCACAATTACCAATAGTTAATTTAGGAGGATCCGCAGCACTATAACCTGACCCAGGAGCAGTCACAATAACATCCTTCACACCGTATACACTATTGAATACAGGTTGAATTGATGCTCCGCTTCCAGGTACAGTTCTTGTCATTATACTACTACTATATCTCCTTTCATGTTACCGTGTATAGTGCACTGATAAACATACGTTGTACCAGCAGCAAGTGTTTGTGGAACTGTCCAGAACTGAACACCATTCACTGAACCACTGACATTAGAAACAGATGAACCACCATCAGATACCCTGATTGCTAGTGGGTGTCCACTTCCAGTTGTATTATCAAATCTGTATGTGAATCCTCTGTACACATAGATCGTTGAGTCACTACCACTAGACAACCCAGGACCTGTTACCAAATAATTCTGCGAAGTGCCATCTGATGTAAAGCTATATGACAATGTAGGTGATGCAACTGCTTCATATGAACTTGCACCATATAGAAGTGACTGTCCTGAGTTTGCACTAGGGAGGGAAACTGTATTTGTAATTGTAAGAGTATTACTTGAAACCGCAGTTGAAATACCTGTTCCACCAACTATGTTCATAGTTGAGTCAGCAGCAACACCAGTATAAGATCCAGTTGTTCCAGCAATAGTCTTAATAACATTCTGCACCACGTTGGGTGAATCATTTGTTATTGTGATAGCACCAGCATTTGCATTTGTGGTAATTCCTGTTCCACCAGTGAATGTTAATGTATCAGTTGTAGTATTTGCTGTGATAGTTGCGTTGTCAGCACCTAATGTTGCAAATATGTTTTGATCAGGTGCACCCAGTGAACCTGTCATGTTGATGGTTAATGTATCTCCTGTAAGTGAAGTTGCAATATTTGTACCACCAGCAATAATTAAAGTGTCGTTTGCAGCAGATGCAGTTGTTGTTCCTGTGTCTGCGTTAACAGTTTCAAATAAGTTTTGTGTGGTTCCACCACCTCCACCACCAGATTGCTGGTCGTTTGCTGGTTCCCACTTACTATTAGAGTCGTTCCATTTTAGAACTTGTCCATCAGAAGGACCACCGTTGACAGTTGTATCTACATCAGTAAGTGCAGATATACCATCGTTATAGTCCATTAATTTGACCCATGCAGCAGCATGAGCGAAGTAACCTTTACCTGTGCCATGTACATGTGCAAACATACCATGTTGGTCTGTTGCACTAGGAAGATCGCCTTCGGTTGCGTATGGTGCGTACCAAGTTAGATAACCTGTTGTGCCATCTATTCTTGTATAAGCTGACCCAGAACCGCCTGCTCTAAGATTAATACTCCCAGTTCCTGTTTGATGTATTGTAATAGCATCAGTTCCGTCAGAAACAATATCATTGCCATTAGTGTCTAAATTACTGCTTAGTAAATTATAATCCGAACCACGGAATGCAGGAGTTGGAGATGAAGTCCATTTAAGAACTTGTCCCTCAGTTATTCCCCCAGCGATGTCTATAAGAACATTTGTACTATCCCCTAGTTTATCGTAAATTTCTGTGAAATTAGAATTTGCCTTGATAGCACCATCACGCAGGGTGTCACCTGTGCCATCATTTGCAGAAGATCCAATCCCAATCGTTTGTTTAGCCATCTTTTTACAGTTTGTACAGTTTTATTTATGTGGCGTCGAAGGAAACTTGTGTGCTATCCAACTTCAAGTTAGTTGATGAGAAGTCCTCAGCAGTTCCACCGCCAACACCAGTAACAGTTAATGTAGCGATTTCAGTTGTTAATGGTGAGTTTGTTGCTGGTGTTTGTCCAATAGGTCCTGCAATTACACAACGGAATTTGTATCCTGTCATGTATGATAATGCAGTGAATGCATATGAATTGCTTGTTGCACCAGTAACAACAGCAAAAGAGAATCCACCATCTGTTGATCTATACCACTGATAAGACTTGGGACCATCTTCGGGTGATATAGCAGCAGTAACAACGAATGTGACTGTGTTGCCAGCAGCAGCAGTTGCGTTTGCTGGTTGTGCACCAATCTGAATAGTAGCAGGAGGTGCTTCTCCACCTTGTGATGGAGGTGGTGGTGGTGCCTGTGCTCCGTTGTTTGGTGGTTGATCTATTGATTCCCTACATGTGAAACCCATCAAGTATGGGAATATTGCTTTCAAATTTGACTCACTATCTAACTCAGTAGATAAGAAATATGCATATGTTCCATTTGGATATTCTGGTGTTACACAGAATCTACCATTATGATAATCTAATACACCAAGACCTTCTGCATACTCCCAGTCTTGCATTAGAGAACCAGCAGGAGGATTAAGTTGGGTAGTACCATAGGTAGGTCTGCCTGCAACCTCTTCTGCTTTTACTCTATAAGAACTTGTTGCTAGTGATATACCAGATCCATTGTTCCAAGGACTTGTGTAGAAATAAGGTCCATAGATAGGGAATCCATCAAATGCTATTCCAACCATCTTTGAGTGCCCATCTGGGTGTCTTAGGTTGTCACCATTATACTGTGATGAACCATAGTAATCATTGTATGTTGACATGACAGCATTTGCTTTCCAGCATGCCAAAAAGTCAGTGTCATGGTAATGATATTGTCCTGTCTGTTCTGGGTGTCCACCACAATTATCATCTCCAAAACTTACCACAGCATCTTCAAAGTGTGCATTCCAATTAAATCCTGCTGGGGGATTACCACCATCACCAGCACTAGGATTAAAGAATACTACACCATTAGATGCTACACCAATAGCACCAAGAGGTGTTGCAACACGAGCATTTCTTTGATCGTAATACTCTACTGTACCATTTTGATCAGAAGCAAAGTCTACAATAAGTTGTAAATTATTACTTGTCTCTCTCCAAAACTCCCCAGCAATAGCAGTCTGAGTTGTCCCCCTGTATATGAATACTTGTTTACGTTCGTTAGCAGTGTCCTTATCGAATACAAATAGAATCCTATCACCAACTCTAATCTGTCCACTAGCAGTAGTTCCGAGCAGCGTATTGTCGTTAGCTGATAGTGGTAATGATACTAGGTATCCATTCTGTGTGTATGTTGCAGTATCAAACGTTCTTGTAACACCAAATGTACCACCTCTAAAATAAAAGTCATGGTCAAAGTCTTGCTCAGTTACAGAACTAGGATTATTCGCATTAGGAAACGTACCATAGAGTACAGGGTTTGGTAAACCATCTGCTGATACATCTATGATTCTTGTTGCTGGATTGTAGGTTGCGGTCCCTGCCATGATTTATTTATTGGAAGAGTTGATTAGGTGTGAAGTTAGAAATTACAGTAGCACCAGTCTGTACTGTTAGGATTACAGAGTTGGAGTAAACAGGTTGTGCACCAGCAGCGGTGATAGCAACTCTGAACTCATCACCATCATCTGCCTGTTCAGCAGCGTTAGATGTGTAAACTGCCTGTGTAGAACCAGTGATGTTTGCCCATGCAGTTTCACCGTATTGCTTACGCTGCCACTGATAGTTAAGAGGTGTAGTTCCTACACTGTTATCAGATTGTAATCTGAATGATGCGTCTACTGTGAATGATGCAGTCTGACCTTGGTTAACAGTTACGTTTGTTGGTTGAGCATTTATAACAATATAACCAGCAACGATAACGATTGGATTACCATCTGCGTCTGTACCTTGTCCAAGGTATGTGTCAAATCCACCGTTAACACCACCACCAGTAGGTGCAACGAAATCATCTTCAACAGTTGTCTCTACAACAACATCAGGTAATGCATAACCAATACCAGCGTTCTTAACAACGATACTTGATATACCCATCAACGCACGAACACGACCATCAAATCCAGTAGATGATATAACATCAACTTGTGGACGTGATGAATAACCATCACCAGGAGTTGTAATTATTGCTTTTGTTATTTCACCCGCTTTAATAGTTGATAACGCAGAAGCATCACGACCCTTAACAGTTCCTGTGTACTCGAAAGTAATTAAGGAGTTTGAAGATTCGATCAACGCAACTTCACGAGGAGAACCTTCTCCTTCGATTTCTAATACGTCTCCTGCTTCGATAGG